CCATCAAAGGCGGCACCGACCTGATTGCTGGTACAAGTTACCAAATCGGGGGGGGGTCGAACGCTGGTGAATGGGACGGCGTATGAGGTCAAGTTCAGCGACGGGCTGACGTGGATCATAAATGAGTCCCCAAAAATAATGGTTTTTGAGCAAGCCATTGATTTTACATCAAACGGGAAAAAATTCGACTACTTCATGATCACTGCAGGCTCTCGGCCAAGCATTGTTTACTCTTACGGGCCAGGCGATATTTGGTACGCATATTTCAACGGGAGCTGGAAGCAAGAGGCATTCCGGACAGTGACTTTCGCTGAAATGCCAACAGGAGCACTATTAGCATGGCTGCAGGCCAATGCCGTGCAGCAATAGACAGGAGGAACTTATGGACACCTGGTACATCACAATTGGAGGGCAGGAGATCGAGACGCGGCCGGCGGCCGGCCGCATGCGCGACGCCGACTGGGGCGGGCGCGAGAGCCGCGCCGTCACCATCGCCAAGAGCGCGGTTGCAGACCCGCTGGCGCTGTTCTGCAACGGCGCCGTCTGGGGCATGATCCACCGCTACACCACGGCCGTCCCTGTGCTGGACGCAGAGGGCAACGTCCAGATGAACGAGGACGGAACCGTCAAGTCGACGACCGAGACCGCCGAGGACCGCTACATGGACGACTACGCGGATTTCATCCTCGCCGGTCCCGTCACCGACAACCGCGACGGCACCATCACCGTCAAAATGGGCAAGCCCCTGCCCCTCGAGCGGGCAGAGGCAGAAAAAGCCGCCGCCCAGCACACCGCCGCGACCCTCATGGGCATGCCCGTCTATACCGCCATCGGCGAGAGCAGAGCGCAGACCCTGCGCGCCGCAATCGTGACGGCCGCGGCCAGCCTGCCCGACAAGGACGCGTCCGAGGCCCCGGAGCTGTTCCCGCAGCTGACGGGCGACGGCAGTCTCGTCAAGTCCGGCACGCGCATCTGCTGGCAGGGCGGCATCAAGCGCGCAGCCGTCGACATCTGGGACACGGCCGAAAATACCCCGGACGCAGCCCCGAACCTTTGGGAGGATATCCAGTACAAGCAGGGCTACCGCCTCATCCCCGAGACCATCACCGCGACCCTTGCCTTCGCCAAGGGAGAGCGCGGCTGGTGGCAGGACGAGCTCTACGAGTCCCTGCTCGCCGCCAACGTCTACACCCCGTCCGTCAACCCGGACGGGTGGAAGAAAATCACGGAGGAAGGAGCATAACGGATGGACCTGCAGGATCTGAACGTTGCCGTCGCGGAGATCCGCGGCAACGTCGACCGGAACACCGGCCGGATCAAGGATCTCGAGAAGAAGACCGACGCCGTTGCCAAGCTGGCAGAGGCCGTCGCCGTCATGGCCGAGCACATGAAGACGCTCGACGACAAGATCGACAACATGCAGACGAGCGTCAACAACCTCACCGCCCGTCCGGGCAAGAACTGGGATGCGCTGGTCAAGATCGCCCTGACCGCGCTCGTCACCGGCGTCGTCGGCTGGGTGCTGGGAAAAATCTTATAATCTTCGCCGGGAGGCGTAAAACCTGAAAGGAGAATACATATGAACGCAAAATGGTGGAAAGCCGCGGGCATCCGCGCACTGAAAACGGTATGCCAGACGGCAGTCGCAACTATCGGCACGAGCGCGATCCTGTCCGAAGTCAACTGGATCGCCGTCGCCTCGGCCTCGGCGCTGGCGGGCATTCTGTCCCTGCTGACGAGCGTCGCGGGCCTGCCGGAGGTCAAGGAGGAATGAAGACCATGCCGCCGCAGATCGTAGACAATTTCACAAGCGTCAACATCTACCGGGGCGGCAATAAGCCGCAGTATCTGGTCATCCACTTCTTCGGGGCCCTCTCCAGCGCCTATGGCGCGTCGGAGTGGTTCAAGGCCCCGGAGGCGCAGGCGTCCGCGCACTACTGCGTGGATGAGAAGGACGTCATCTACCACTGCGTGCCGGATACCGACATGGCGTGGCACTGCGGGGCCGTGGGCGGCCTGCACTACCGGCATCCGAAGTGCCGCAACTGCAACTCCATCGGCATTGAGCTGCGCCCGCAGAAGCTAGACAGCAGCCGCCTGAACGCGAACGACAAGGACTGGTACTTCGACCGCCGCGTCATCGACAACGCCGTATGGCTCACCGCAAAGCTCATGCGGCAGTACAACATCCCGCTGGAGAACGTCATCCGCCACTATGACGTCACCGGAAAGATCTGCCCGGCCCCGTTTGTCGGCCCGGCGCACAACATCTACTACGGCACATCCGGCGACCGCCAGTGGCAGGAATTCAAGGCAAGACTGCAGGAGGAAACAGCCATGAGATACGAAAAGCTGCGGGACGTCGACAACCAGACGTACCGCGAAACGCTGGACAAGCTGGTCAGCAAGGGCCTGCTCAAGGGCAAGGGCGGCACGGGCGAGGATCTGACGCTCGACCTGAGCGAGGACAACGTCCGCATGCTCGTCATCCTGGACCGCACCGGCGTCTTTGACCGCTGACCCGCCCGGGCGGCGGGCCGAAGGGAGTGACGAAAGCATAACTGCGCGGCTGGCTCTGCCGAAGGAGCTGGAACACCTCACGCGCAGCGACTGGGAGCGCGTCACTGACGAGGGACTTTTGGACGTGATCGATCGACAGATCGTGAAGCTTTATATCGTGCGCAGGCTCCCGCAGATGGACGCCGCCGCCGAGATCGGCGTCGACCGCAAAACCATCTCCCGCCGCCTGCCGCACATCTACAATACCGCCCGCCGCCTGGCACAAAGCAGCCCGCCCTGAGCATTACGCTCCGGGCGGGCTTTTTTACGTTCAAATCATATTTTTTCAGCCGAAGGTTGCTCTGCTGGCATGTTTTGCCACATATACGCGTCGATCCATTTGCGGATCAGTTCATTCGGGGTCGTACCGTTGGCTTTCGCCGTAGCCTTAAAGGTTTCCGCGATCTCCCGTTTTAGCTTGCAGGGGATCACGGACATGTTTTCTGCATCCCACTTGTTGCGAGCGCGGCGCTGGGTGTCAGTCGGCATAGCATACCTCCCACGCGCAGATGTTCGCCGCATTCAACGCGGCAGAAATCAGCGCTTCGGCGTCCACGCAAAGAACGCCGGAGATTGACCGCAGAACGCCCAAGACATCCTCCGGGGTGTCAATGGACGCATCGTCCATTGTGCCGTCGGAAAAGCGCCAGCAGAAGCCGTCAGCGGTCACGGAAAAATACACGCGGCTGCCAAAATCGCCGCAGGACGTGTCGTCGACCTCGACGGTGACAAGCTGGCCGTTAAGGTCGACAACGATACCGCCGGAAAACTGCCAGTAACCTCCGCCATTGTTTGCAGTGTCCGGGTCATAGTGGGGATTTGTCTGCGCTCCCCACGCGGAAACGATATGAAACATGTCTGCCATCCTCCAATTTTTTGTCGTGTTTGTTTTGCTTTGTGTCTATGGCTATATTATATACTGTAATACCGTATATGTCAAGAGGCTTTCAAAATATTTTATAAAAAATAAAAACAAAAGTCACCACAAATGGGACAGAAATGTCCCGGAAATGTCCCCCATAAAAACCGGGGAAGCGGCAGAATGAGAGTAGGAGCTGGCCAGCTTACTACTTTTACCGGAGGATTTTTTATGGAATACGCAAGTAAGGGACTCGCGGGGACTGCGCTGGGCTTTGGCATCGGCGGCGCCGCGCTGGGTCTGGCAAACGGCGGACTCGGCAATCTGCTGGGCGGCCTCAACCAGAACAAGAGATCGGAAGCCGCTGACATCGCTGCGGCGGTCACGCCTGCCATGACGGTCGCCGCCATGCTCGCCGCACGGCAGCAGGAGCCGACGTGCAGCGAGAACATGCCGGTCACGCGCTACGATCTTGACCGGGAGCAGAAGCTGGCCGCGAAGGACAGCGAGATCGCGCTGCTCAAGGCCAACACGTACAACGACGGCAAGATGCTGGAGATGTACGGTTATATCGACGGGCAGCTCAAGGACGTCCGTGAGGCGCTGTGCAAGCAGGCCGTCCACAACCAGCGCACCGAGGACAGCTTCACGCTGGTCAAGCAGGACGTCGAGTCTGTCCGCAAGGAAGCGCTTGACGCGGTCAAGATGGAGGCCGAGCGCCGCTGCTGCGGTGACAACTCCATCGTCACCTACGTCAACGCGACCTTTTATCCCAAGCAGGTCGCCGACGTCACCACGGGCACCGCGACCACGGCGCAGTCGCTCTACAACCCGATCCCGAAGTGCGGGTGCTGCAACGGCTAAACGCAAGGGGCGGCAATAGCCGCCCCATCCTTAAAGGAGGAAATCTGCAATGACAGTGACGATAGATCAGGCCATGCGCGGCGCGATGCGCTACGCTGACAACGAGGTCATCCCGCACCTGCCGGGCGGCAAGGGCATCGGAGCCGGGATCATGCTGGCGCTCATCATGGAGGGCAGCCGCGAAAAGATCATCGCGCTGCGCGAAAATCAAGCGGTCAAGATGATGCAGATCTTTGACGACGCCGGAAACATCGACCTCGACAAGCTCTACAACGCGGCACGGCCGCGCTTTGAAAATAAGCTGACGTTATCCGTCCCGCTGCTGGGCGATATGCGCTTTGACCAGAACGACGTCGATAAACTCTACCGGTATATCCAGGAGGCATGACGAGATGAAAGAATATATCGAAAAGCTTTACACAAAGCTGCACGAGGCCATGCAGAAGCCCGTGACGCTGGGCAGCGCAGAGGAAGTCGGACTGTACGCGAAGACGATCTGCAGGCTCGAAAAGCTGCACGGGCACCACGACGAGCCGGAGGCGGCCACATTTGATCGCGAAACGGCGATGCAGTGGGCAGCCAACATGCAAAACGCCGACGGCACGAGCGGACCGCATTGGACGATGGAACAAACAACGGCCGTGGCCGAGAGCATGGGCATTCAGGCACCTGTGGTCCCGCGCTGGGCGTGGGGCGTAACCATGAACATGATGTACTCGGACTATTACCCAGTCGCGGTAGAGTTCGGACTCAACCGCCCGGAGTTCTACGCCGCCATGGCAAAGGCGTTCCTGCTCGACAAGGACGGCCCGGGGCCGGAACAGAAGCTCATGGCGTATTATGAGCATATCGCAAAATAAAGAAATCCCTCCTGTCACCAGGAGGGATTTCCGCTTGCTATAGAATCTATATTTAGATGGGATTCATTCATGCGTACCGAATAAATGTATAACCATCAATCCGCGAGGGGGTAGAGGGTGACGTGCATGTCGCTGCCGGATTTGGTGTAGGATTTGGCCTGTTTATGGTAGAGGACTTTCTGCAGGACAGTTTTCAGGAGGGCGTTTTTCTCCTGCGGGGATGCGGCGAGCGGGTAGGTCTCGAGGACGCGGCGGACAGCGGGGGCCAGACGGGCGCGGGCCTGTCTGGCACGGGCCAGCTCATGGATCGTGGTCTGGCTTGCCTCGATGCGGTCGACGATGACCTGCTTGTCGGCGGCGAGCGCCTGCGAGCGCTGCAGGAAGATCTCAGGCGTATAGACGCCGGTCTCGACCAGCTCATACGCGCGGGCCTCCTGCGCCTCCAGCTTGGCAAGCTGCTTGCGGTCGGCGGCGATCGAGGACTCGAGCGCGGTGCGCATGGGCGTGTCATCTGGCGCAGCGGCCTCACCGAGCTCCAGCTCGCGCAGCCAGCCACGCAGAGCATCCAGCACGGCGTCCTCCACATCATCATACCACGCGCTGACGGTCGTGCAGCCGTAGGAGGGACAAAGGAGCGTATCGCGGCGGTTGCCGGACGACGGACGTCGAACCATCACGCGGCCGCACTGGTCGCAGCGGACGAGCCCGGCGAGGCTCGTCACGGTCCCCCATGCGCCCTTGCCGCGCGGGCTGGCGCTGGAATAGCTCAGAGCGACGGCCTTGTCGTACTGCTCCTGCGAGATCAGGCCGTCGTGCAGCCCTTTATAAAGCTTCAGATCCTCCTGCCGGGTGCGGGGACGGCTGACGACGACGGAGCCGTCAACGATGCGCTTTGTCTCTGGCCTGCCGCCGGATTTGATCCATCCGGCGTTTGCCGGATTGCGCAGGATATCCAGTACAGAGTCCGCGCGCCAGAGGCTGCCGGAGTTGGTCGGGACGCCGAGGCTGTTCAGCCGCGTGGAGATCGCCTTCGCGCCGATGCGCGCGCAGCCCTCGCCGGTGTACCAGTTGTAGATCTGCTGCAGGACGGGGGCCTGCTCCGGGTGCGGGACGAGCTTGTAGCCCTTGTCGTTCGGCAGCTTCTCACGCGACCAGCCGAAGGGCGTCTTGCCGGAGATCCATTTGCCCTCGCGCAAGGACGCCTCCTTGCCGCGGGACAGGCGGCGCTTGATGGTGTTGTACTCGCGCCGGGACATAAAGAGGCCGAATTCGAAGTACTCCTCATCCATCTCATTGTTTGGATCATAGATCTTGTTCGGTGTGATGATCTTCGTGTTGGAATACTTGAAGGTCTGAGCAATAATGCCCTGGTCGATGGTGTCGCCGCGCGCCAGACGCTCGACTTCCATGACGATGACGCCCGCATAGTTCCCGGTCTCGACGAGCTGCAGGACCTTCTGCACCTCCGGCCGGACAGCGATGGAGTCGCCGGTCACGACCTCCTCGCAGATCTCCACGACGTTCAGCCCGCGGCTTTCGGACAGCGACAAAAGCGCGGCCCGGTGCCGCTTGAGCGTGTCGGTCTGGCCGAGGGCTTCGGCCTCCATGTCCTTCCGGGACTTGCGCAGGTAAATGATGTACTGCGCGAGCGGGTCGGAGATTTTCCAGGTAGATGTAAATTTCATAGGCAAATTCTCACCACAAGGGCAAAAGGTTATACGGATACCGCTCCGGCGCCGGCCGGGGCGGTTTTATTTATGTGCGGATCCAGCCGATCGATGGGATGAGTACGTCGGCCACAAGCGCAAGGGCACACAGCAAAAGAATACCCAAGAGGATGAGCGTGACAAGCCGGTGCATGCGCAGGGACTTCTGCTGCTGGGCAAGCTGCGCACGAAGGGCCGCGGTCTCGGCACGGAGTTTTTCAGCATCGGGAGGCTCGGAAGGCTCGGCAGGCTCATCATGCGGAATGCCGAAATACTCATCCATAGAAACGCCCATCTCCCGGCAGATCGGGCCAACCGTGTAAACAGACGGATTTTTGATGTCGCCGCGAAAGAACTGGGAGACGGTGCCGACGGAAAGGTCGGTATTTTCGGCGACGTCCTGGTTTGTTTTGTGCGGAGTGATCGTCTGCTTCTGCTCACGGCACAAATCAGATAATTTTTCCTTCAAAACATGTCATTCCCCCCAAAAAAGCAAGACGTCTGACTGCAAAAAGCAACTGCCATATCTTTACAAGACTACCGTGGACAGGCTACCCTAAAGTTACAGACGGCTCCCGGTCGCCTGCGCAAGCAAAAGCCCGCGCCGTTGTTCGGCCAGCGGCGCGGGCGACATCTCAAAAACCAAGCGCGTACATGAGGCCGGGGATGACGCGGACGAACAGGAAGCAGCCGGCACAAAGCGCAAGGGCAATGACGATGATAACTTTCCGGACTCTGCGGGGACCAGCGACGGCGGACTCGTATTCCTCAGGCGTCATGCCATCCGTGTACTCATCGTAGAGCGGACGCCCGGCGTCGTCTGTGAACTTGTTATCATAGATCCGGCAAAAATCAACCAGCGTGCCAATGCCCCAAAAGCCGAGCGTAAAGAGCCAAAGAAGCCCAGTCCAGATCTTGCCGACGTAAAAGCGGTGTGCACCGAAGCCGCCGAGGAAGATACAGAGCAGCAGCGCAGTCGAGCGCTTCTTCTGCGCAAGCTGGCGGGGCTCCTGCGCGCGGGACTCGGCCTTCGCCTGGTCGCGGATGTAATTCACGGTCCCGCAGCCGCAGTACGGGCAGATCAGAGCCTCATCGTCGATCTCCTTGCCGCATTTGTTACAGTACATAAAACCTCCTACGGATCACAATCCTTGCACGGCGTGTACAGCGCGGCGGCCTCTTCACGCGAGCCGGTGAAGCTGCCGCGGTTCTCGGGGTTCATCTGGTCGACGTGCGAGCAGCCGGGAAGATGGAAAACGCCGCTGGACTTGTTGTAGATATACGTGTGGATGCTGTTGCCGGTCGCACCGGAGATAGCCGGAGCCTCTGCGGGAAGCGTGCCAGGGAGGAACGAAACAAAATCGCCGACGATCGGTTCCAGAGGCTCCACATCGAGCGGGTCGCCGCCGATGCTGGCGTAATACTCGGCCTGCGCCTCGGCCTGTTCTGCGTCCGTGTATTCTGCGCTGCCGGTAAAGGCCGGATCTGCGGCGGGGAGAACAGCGGCGTCGGCCGCCGCGCGAAGCTCTGCGGGCGAAGATTTGTAAGAGCGGGCGGCGGAGATCGTGTCCGCCAGACGGAGCAGCCCGACCCAGCCGACAAAGGCCAGCACACAGCAGACCAGCACAAGCAGAACCCTGCGCCATGTCTGTTTCATGGCAAAACCTCCAGTTTGATATGTAAATTTTTGTAGACTCTCATAATTGTAATTAACGAACGTATGTTCTAATATAATCATGCGAGTCAGGAAAAGGAATCTACAAATATTGTAAGCCACCGCCGAAGAAAGCACAACCGGGAAAGTGAACAAAAAATGAACGGTCTTTTTGTGGAAGAATGGGGGAATGGATAAAATGACGCGAAGTTTTTACCAGCAGGACATCCGCCGCATGCTGCGGCTTGCGACGACGGAACAACTCGATCTGGTCTGGCGCTTCCTGCGCGGGCTGGTCGCATAGAGTAAAAAATGGACCGGGGACGGTTATTCGTCCTCGGTCCATTTTTTTGCGATCGCCTCGAGTAGCTGCCATTCTTCGATGTCAAGCTTGCTGACGATGGAGATAAACCGTTTGCGCGGCGCGTCGTCCGGATCACGCATGACGGTAGCCATAAACTCCGCGATCTCCTGATTCCTCGTCAGTTTTTGCTTCATCTCGCCCTCGCCAGTGCGGAGCCAAGTCTCGCTCACGCCGTATTCACGGCAGATGGCAAGGATCATGGAGTTGTTGGGAGTGCGGACACCGCTTTCATAGCTGGTGATGGTATTGGCTTGTACGCCGAGTCTCTCGCCAAAGTCTTTCTGGGTAAGCCCTAGGGATTTCCGGAGCTCTTTAATACGGTCTTGCATATCGTGTTCCCTCCTTGCGACTATATAATATCGCAAAAATATCGCGTTGTCAATATTTCTTTGAGAAAAGGGCTTGACAAATATCACGTCGTGATATAATATAATCACGTCGAGATAAATTAGCAATACAACGCGAGGTGAGAACAATGTCTGAAAAGGAAAAAACGCGCGCCGAGAGCCTGGGTAAGGTCACCGACAGACTGACCGACGAACAGCTCCAGCGCCTGAGCGATATCGCCTACGGCATGATGCTGGCGCAGGAGAGCAAGAAGGAGCAGGACAAACAGACTGCGTAAGGCTGTAAAATCTGGAAAAACTAACGCCGGAAGGAGGCTGAACCATGCGAAAACCGTATGACCCGATCGCGGACGAAGAGCCGCACATCGTGGCCGAGTATCATTTCCCAAACTGCACGGCGTATATCGCCGACAACTACCTGCGCCGGCTGACGCCGGAGCAGAAGGAGGCCAACCGGCAGGCCGCCCGCCGCGTGGCGTGGCAGATCCTCGAGCGGGCCGCAGCCGAAGGGCGTCTGCCCGCGGCCAGCAATTAAACGCGCCGCAAGGCGCGTACATAGGAGTCGATATTATGGCAAACGTCAAGACCTACACCCTGACGCTGGATGCGCAGGAGCTGCACGATCTGATCGAAGCGGCGATGGTGTGTGAGTGCCAGGCAGCGCAGATCATAAACGGGCTGAAGCGCAAGGGGCTTGACCTGGACGCGCAGAAGCTCGTTACACAAAACGCCCGTCTGTCGCGGCTCGTCAGGCGGATGCAGGAAGCGAAGGAGGATAAACGGAATGCGGAAACTGATTCTCAGCGGAGACGATTGGTTTGAGCTGAAGCACACGCTGGAGATGCTTGCGATCATGGTAAACAACAAGGCGAATGAGCACGAGAACATGGCTGCACACGCGCAAGTGGCGGAATTGCCTGAACGGCATGCAAACCTCGCAAAACGCGCCAGGGAAAGGACGGAGACCTACAAGCGGCTTATGGCACTGGTAGAATCGGCAGAACGTCTGCCGGAGACGGAGACGGAGGCGAAGGCATGAAAAAGCTGATTCTGACAACGGCTGAATGGCTGCATCTCAAGTGGATACTCGAAAGGAACATAATCCGGATGGATGCGGATGCGATCCGTCTCAAAGAGGGAGAGCCGGGCAGCGAAGCAAGGCGGGAAGCCATTGGGAAAGAGCTCGAGAGCATTGAGAAGGAGCGCAGGAATATCGAGTTGGTGCTGGAAAAGATCAAGGCGGCGGACAGCGTACAGGACGGAACGGAGGAGAAGAAATGAGAACCAATCTTGCAGAACGGCTCGGGTATGAGCCGGAGGAAGAGACCAGGGAGCGGCAGGAGCGGCTGCTGGAGGAGCTGCGGTACCGGGAGGCCATGCGGCGGGTGGCGAAGACATGCTGCGTGTGGCTGGGCGGAGCGGCCTTTGTGCTGGCGGTGATCGCCGGGTACGCAGAGATGACCGACGCATGCGTCGCGACCGGCGCGATCGCGCTGGGCCTGACCACCTACGGGATCCTGTGAAGCCGGTGAAGGACGAGCCAAAGATCCCGGTAGAGCTCCGGCCGGATCAGCTGGACGATATCGTCGACGCGGTCCTGGCTTTTGCCGATGACTGCGCCAACGATCGGGAGATCCTGCAGAGCATGCCGCGCGTCGACCGGGACACGGTCGAAGACCTGCTGCAGCGCGAATCGGCGCTGCAAACGCTCGCGGCATGGCTGCAGCACGTGCAGGAGGAATCAGAGTGAATTACTTTGCGCCGCGCATGCGGCCCATCCCGCCGCCCTGCGGCCGGAACTGCCCGGACCGAAGCGGCACATGCCGCGTCGGGTGCTGCACCTGGACGCTCTACGAGAGCATACGGAACCACATCTACGATGTCAACCACCGCGACAGGGACAGCCTGCAGCCCGATCTTGCAGCGGGAAAGCAGATGGTCCATGCCGACAACCAGATAAGGAGGCGCAAACACATTGCGAAATAGCATCGATTACCCAGGCGAGCGGGCACCGAGGCGCCCCGCCGTGATCGCACAGGCCGGATACACCGGACAGAACCACTTTTCCGTGACCTACGGAGACCAGAAAGTAACCGTCCGCGCCGAGGACGGCTATGCGGCCCTTTTTACCGCCGCCAAGCACTGGGGCTACAGCTTCAAGCGGCCGGAATACCACCAGTCGGCCAGCGTGGCAAAGCTCGGCTATCAGCCGGACATCTGGCCGGGGGCGATGGTATGAGCGACAAAACGAGAAATCTGCGATACAAGCGTCCGGCACTAGCCTCAATGGGCGCGTACAACATCACGCAGGAGCTCGACGACATCGTAGAGGCTTGCAATGGCGTGCGGTACTACATTGAGCAGGCAGACAACGACGAGACGCTTCTCAATGCACTCGATGGCGACGAGGATGCGGAATGGGAATTTCGCATGGCTTTCGCAGATTTATCCGCAAAAGCCGACGAGCTGCAAATGAGGCTGTATGAGCAGGATTTCGAGGACTTTTACCGAGACTTTGACGATGCAACAGTCGCTCTGATTGGCAACCGCTACAATCTGGTTGGGTACGACAGTGAGGATGAGGACTATTTTTCTCTCACGAGCTACGAACAAGGGCTTGCGCAGACGGAAGCTGGGAAGCGGCTTTGCAGGCTGACCAAAGCGGAAATGCTTTCGCGCATCGGCTGGGCATTTGGCATTCTGCTTGCATTCTTCGACCTGCGGCAGCAGTACGATTATCTCAAGGCGACTTTTGATATCCTGCGCAACGAAAATTCGTCGCTGCTGGATACGATCAGGGAAATCGAAAAGGCATATGACGAAATGGAAGCCGACGATTTCCGTGAGTACAAGGACAGCACGAGAAAATTTGAACGGCTGCTCGCCGCGCTTCCGGATCGGGCGTGGCTAGAATGAGAAAACGGGAATACAGCCAGATATCGTTTGATGATCTGCTCGGTGTTCCGACTGCTGGCGAGATAGTTGAGAGCCATGGGCGCAGGCTGAGTTTCGATGAGGCTGCTGCAAGGATCGGTGAGATCGTTATTCTGAATATCAGCACGGAAAACCATGAGTGGTTCCGGGCTGTGCGGGTGCTGAAAGCGGTGGTAACGCCGGACGGCGAGCGTCGACTCATCTGTGAGCGGGGAAAGGGCCTATGCTACCTCAGGGATGGGGCCTTCCTGCTGAAAAACAAATACAGGGGAAGCGGAGGATGCTTGCCCGAATTTAGTTTGGAGGTTTATAGCGTATGAAGGAAATCGTGCAGGCGTTGCGGTGCACGTCTACACCGGGCGGACCGACCGGAGACTGCGAAAAATGCCCATACTGGAAGATCGAGCAGCTGACAGCCGAGCAAAAAGAGAAGCTGGGAGTGGACACATGGCCAAGCTGCGATGTTAACAAGGTAGGAATGGACGCAGCAGAACTCATCGAGCGCCTGACCGCCGAGAACGCGGCGCTGCGGGAGAAGGTGCCGCAGTGGATTAGCGTGGAGGAAAGACTGCCAATAGACCGTCTCAAGAAGTATCTCGTTGCTTTTCGGGATGTGGGCGGCCCGATTGTAGATATGGCCAGATACTTCCCGAGCGACGGATGGACGTGCGATAACTGGGACGTACCGCAGAAGTTGATCTCACACTGGATGCCGCTGCCGGAAGCGCCGGAGGTGGATTTATGAAAAGTCCCCTTCTTTGCCGCATGGGTCTGCACAAGCTGAACAAGTATACGTATGTGCAGGTAACACGCCGCAGAAGCAACCGGCACGGTGGGAAGTATCACACAAATTACGCAATCTGTGAACGGTGCGGAAAACTCTGTTACCGGGTGCGTATATTTCAGAAACTGGGCGTGGCGCGGATTGCCGGAAGCGCCGGAGGGAGGAGACAAGCATGAGTAAAGCTGTACTGATCAGCATCCGCCCGGAGTGGTGTGAGAAGATCATCAACGGGCGGAAGACGATCGAGGTGCGCAAGACGCGCCCGAAGATGGATACGCCGTTTAAGTGCTACATCTACAAATGCGGAAACGGCAAAGTCGTCGGGGAATTTCTGTGCGATGAGATCAGCAACATTACCTTCGGCTGGCACATATCCAACCTCAGGATTTACGACACCCCGCGCGAACTGCGGGAATTTCACGCTGTGCCAAATGAGGTAGAGGTAGCGCTCAAGGCAAAACCCAAGCCAATCACCCGCCCGCCGCAGAGCTGGCGGTATGTGGAGGAAGAACTATGGAAAGATTGACAAGGCCTAATATCAACGTAAACCTGGATACCGACCGATTTCTGCACGCCGCGATCGGCGGCAAGGAAATCGAGTGGAAGCAGTTCCGGGACAGCACGCTCAACGTGATGATCAACGGCCCAACGAGCAACGGCTTTGGCAAGGATATTTTCCGCAAGATGGCCCGCGATCTGTACGGACGGCTGAAAGCCTACGAGGACACGGGGTTTGAACCGGAAGCAGTGGAAACGGTTAAGCTTGCGCTGGCCGCAAAGCACATGGTAGACCTCGAAACGCTCAACAATACGCCAATCAGCAGGCTCGTAGAGCTGGCCGAGGCCGACAAGGACGGGCGCGTGGTGGTGCTGCCGTGCAAGGGATATTCTAGCATTGATATTGCGCGGGACGGAGTTTCTTACAGACCGAATCACTGGAATATCTACTTGACGGCGTATGCGCATGGACAGAATACGCCGAGCGGGCTGAAAGTGGGGCTTTTTGACATTGGAGAGGTCGAGCGGGCGATGGAGGAAATGGAGGGCAAGAAGGATGGCAAAACGTAAAAACATGATGGATATGATGGACATGACGCCGGTCTGCGAGCGGTGCGGGAAGGTCGCGCCGGTGAACGAAAAGCTATCGACTCCGAACTGGACAGTTTACCGGACAAAAGAGCCGTGCGAATGCGGCGGGAAATACACGGCGCGTGCGTTTTTGGACGACAGCGTGCTTTCCTCGTGCGATAAGGAGGCCAACCATGCCTGACGAATACATCAGCCGCGAAGCGGCGCTGAAAGATTTTGAAGCCAGCAACGCTCACAATCTGTACTGGACGCCTCCGCGGGTAAAAACGATTCTGATCCGCCAGCCCGCCGCCGACGTTGCGGAGGTGCACCATGCACGATGGGAAGAAGCGGACTGGGACGAATATGACGCGCAGAGCGGGGAAACGATTCGCTTTCCTAAAGCGGCAATCGTATGTTCAGACTGCCGGAACGCTTTTAAGAAAGGAACTCTTCGGATTCAGAGTTTCTGCCCGGCCTGCGGCGCGCGGATGGACGGTGCCGCCGAATGAGCGGGCTGCGGTTTGAGAGCATGGCGGACATGCCGCCGAGGATGCGGGAGCTTTATGCACGGCAGCAGATCGACCTCTCAGGCGCTGCGGCGCCAGCTCCCCTTCACAAGGGGAGCCATGGGAAGACGAAGTACGGCAGCCGGAAGGATACGCGCGGCGAGCTGCGCTTCGCCAGCCGGAAGGAAGCCCGGCGCTATGACGAGCTGATGGTCATGCTGCGGGCCGGGATCATCTCCGACCTGCGGCTGCAGCCGCAATTCACCTTGCAGGAGAGCTACATCACCGAGACTGGCGAGCGCATCCGCGCAGTGCGGTACACGGCGGACTTTTCGTACAAATTCGGCGGCAAGCTCGTCGTCGAGGACGTCAAGTCCGCGCCGACGCGGACGAAGGAGTACCTGCGCAATAAAAAATTCATGCGCTCGAAATTCGGGGTAGAGATACAGGAGGTTTAATATGCCGGAAGAAAAAAACGAGGGCCGTCAGGGAATGCCCTGCGGCCTGCCGAAAAGCGGGAACGCCTGCAAGAACCGAACGACGGCCTGCTGCCTGAAATGCGGCTGGAATCCGGATGAGCACGCGCGGCGGCAGGCGCTGCCGCTGACCGAGAACGCCGACGGGCTGCAGCACAAGGATATCAGCCAGCCCGAGGACTAAGACCAGCAATCAGCCGGGGAACCATATTTTTTCGGACTTATGCCGCGGCCGCTCCGCCATGAGACGGCTGCGGGAGGATCACCCCGGCTCTGCACCCGGCCCGCGAAACCTCAAGCCCGCGGGCCGGGGATAAAAAGCGCGTGTGGAACGTGCGCGCGGATGGGAACCATCAACGTTACCCCACGCCGGGCGTCGGGATCGCCAGGCGGCATCGTGTTACCTCCTTATGGAAAGCTGCCTGAGCAGACAAGGGCAGCTCGTCTGCGGCGACAGGGGGACGCGCAGGCGCAAGCGGTGCAAGTCCGCTCTGCATAGGGGCCGGGAGACCGGCCCCTGACGAAAGGAGAATGGGAGATTAAGAAATATGAAAGAATTAGCAGAACTGAAAGACCTTATGGCTGAATTGCTGGATGGTGAAATCCAGTATGAGCCGGAGATGGCTGTTACGGAACGAGGAAAAGAGATCATCAACGAGATTGCAGATTATGCAGAGACAATTGAGCTGTTTAGAAAAGAGCATCATCACGGCGATATGCTTCAAGGAAAGACCTTCCGCGAGATGTTTCTCTATATGCTTGACCGCGTTTGCAATGCGCCGACCATCTTTCATGTGTCTGCCAGCGTCATCATCCTCATGCCGTTTGTCCGGGATGCCATGATGAAATACCCGCCGGAGGTGAAAAAATGTCGCACGTAGTCGACCTGACGGGCATGGACTTTGGATATTTGCATGTCATCGGGCGGGATACCAGCAAAAAAGGAGACACGGCACACTGGATCTGCCGGTGTAAATGCGGGACCATCTGCAGCAAGGACGGCAGATACCTCCGGAACGGGCATGCAAAAAGCTGCGGCTGCTTCCGGAAAGAACGCGCGGCCACGCTCGTCACCAAGAGGGATCCAGCCAAAAAGCCAAAATCCGAACCGAGGAAGAAAAAAATCGGCCGCGGCCCGCAGTGGGCAGGCTCCGGGATCTGCTACAACACACTCTGCCCGACGCGCAACAACTACCGCGGCGCCTGGAACTGCACCGAATGCCGCTTCTGCCCGGAACGCAAATTTGCCCGCCAGTCGAGGCGGGAGATCATCACAATTTGAAGGGAGTATCAAAATGGCAGAAATCATGGGCGCGTTTGCGCGCGACCTAGACAATTTTGTCGCATACTACGAAAAACAGCAATGGGATACCAGCTTCCGCGGCGAGCAATACCCGCCGCGCATCGTCATGGAGCAGTCCACGCCGCCGCTCTTCGAAGTGGGGGCGGACGGTGCAAAGACGCTGGTGCCTAATCCGACAATTCAGATTATTGGTCGACCGGAAACTGAGGTTGTTACGACCGGCAAACTGCAGATCAGCAAAAAGGATTTCACAAATCTGACCAACCGCGCCGCCGCTCTGCTGGAGCTGTTCCTGCACGGATTTATGCAGGAGCGCAAGGAACTGGAGGCGGCGCAGGAATGATTTTGCTGGAATGCACAGTCGCGCTGCGTGACGGCGATCGGAAAAAGCTTCAGGAGCAGCTTGCGGCGGAGATCGGGCAGCCAGTCGTTCTTCTGCCGAGCAGCGTATCGCGGGCGAAGGAGCGGAATATCCTGTTCCTTTGCGACAGAAAGGCTTGCGAGAAATGCATCTATCCAACGTGCAGGCATACGCCGGAGCTGGAACACGCCAGAAATTTCGCGCCTGCTGGGTTTACGAAGCGCACGGACGGCGTGTGGGTAGAGCAGGAGGGCGCAACGATGGAAGTGAAGATCGACCAGGACAAACTAGAAAAGAGGCTGGTTGAAACAATGAGGGAGGCGATGGGACTTGAAACAGAAAAACGCAGTCCGCATGGTCTGGCGCTGGGATGATATCTTCCGTGTCTACCGCTGCCCATACTGCGGCCGCCCGGAGAAACCGTGCTTCGAGCTCTGGAAAAAAAGGCGGTTTGAAAAAGAGCCTGCCGAGCCGCTGTACATACTGCAAAGGAGAATTGGAAGGAGTAGAAGGAGAAGAAAATGATCATTGAGATTTTGGAGCTTGCTGCTGCGCTGGAGTGGATCGCGCTGGGCGTGCTGGGATTTTTCGAGCTGCGCAGCCAGAAACGCAGGCTTGAAGAAGCGATAAAGGAATTGGAGAACGCTATCCGCTGAACGCATGGACGGAATCTCCGGCCACGCTTTGAGCGGGCAGAAAAAACAAAGGAGGGCTACAGCATGCAATGGGAACAGGGATGCTTATTCGACGACAACCCGGAATACGATGCGTTCACGTCGAAATTCAAACCCAAAAAGACAACGGACGACTGCTACACGCCACCGCTTGTTTATGATGCGATCCGGGATTGGGCGTGCAGTGAATATGGGATTGACCCGGCATGCATCGTGCGGCCATTCTATCCGGGTGGGGACTATGAACGTTTTGACTATCCGGACGGCTGCGTCGTGCTGGACAACCCGCCTTTTTCGATTCTTTCAAAAATCTGCGAATTCTACATAGACAGAGGGATTGCGTTCTTTCTTTTTGCGCCATCGCTCACGGCGTTCGCCGGCCGATCAGTTGTGATGAGGATGAACCATATCATTTGCGATGCAGACATTACGTATGAAAACGGCGCAGTCGTTCGCACGGCGTTTGTAACAAGTTTCGGAGGAAACATCGCGCAGAGCGCCCCATCACTCGGAAGGGCAGTCGAGCGGGCGATGCGGCAGATAAAGTCGCAGACGAAACGGGAGTTGCCGAAATATACATATCCGGACCATGTGCTGACGGCAGCCATGCTGCAGAAATATGCGCACTACGGTGTAGAGTTTGCGGTTAAGCGCGAGGACTGCACACAGATTGCGAAGCTGGACAGCCAGCGCCCGATGGGGAAAGCAATTTTCGGCGGAGGCCTACTGCTATCCGAGAAAGCCGCAGCCGAGAAAGCCGCAGCCGAGAAAGCCGCAGCAGAGAAAGCCGCAGCGCACGTCTGGAAGCTGTCTGAACGTGAAAAGGGCATCATTGCGAGCCTTGGGAAATAAACCGAGGCAGGAGGAGCTATGGTAAAGAGACACAAGCGCCGGAAGTTTTCCGGGAGGGTCTGCGAGCAGATCGTGTACACGGTGGCGGGCGGCACGGATCCGAAGACCAGCCGGCCGAAGAAGCCGCGGTTCCAGTCGCAGGAAGAACGCGACGAGCTGAACACCAGGGTCTCTGCCGGGAAGTTCGCCGGGATTGTCAACGCCAACTTCGGGCCGACCAGCTACTACTCCACGTTGACGCTCGACCAAGAGCATGAGGTACATACCGCGCAGGAGATGCGCAGGATCCGGGATAAGTTCTACCGCCGCATGGTCTACCGGTATCCGGAGGCAAAGATCGTCATCGTCTACGGCCGGGGCAAATCGACCAACCGCTTCCACCTGCACCTGATCACGGACGGCATTCCTGCCGATGAGCTCGGCAGGCTCTGGGGCCTCGGCAGCGTCATCGACTGCAAGCCACTGCGGAAGCACAATTATTATCTGGATGAAAACGGAAATAAAGTCGACCACGGGCAGGACTACACGGCGCTGGCCAACTACCTGCACGGCCACTGGAAAAAGGAATTCGGCGGCCACCGGTACAAGGCCAGCCGCAGCTGCGTCCGGCCGGAGCCGGAGCCCGCGACCGAGGCGGTCCGGGACTACAGCCCGACGCGCCCGCCAGTCGCCCCGCGCGGCTACATCCTCGTCGAGTCCAGAGCCACGCAGTATGGATTCCTATATTTCAAATATGTATGGGATCCCAAAAACGAGACACATAAGCGGACCGGGAGCCGCCTTCTTTAAGCCTTGTAAATGTGTTGAGTTTTGCGACGAAGAAGGAAGGAGCTGAACAGATGTCGAAACCGAGATACTGGTGGTACGGAAATGTTTGCCGCACCATCGGCGAATACCCGAAACTGAGCCGACAGGTTCGGGATATGAGCCGGCAGAAGATCACGCCGGGATATTCCTCACAGCCAGGCGGGCAATCCTCCGGCCGCGCCGTCGAGGACATTGCGGTGCGCGTCCTGTCCTCACGGGAGTACGAGGACTACACGGCAATCAAGTCCGCCATCAACACCGCGCAGACCTGGCGGGACGGCGGCGATGTGCTGGAGATCGTGCGCCTGCATACATGGATCTGGCCGCGCGAGAGTCTGGAGTCCGCTGCCAGACAGGTACACGTGAGCACATCCACGGCCAAGCGGATGTACAGCCGCTTTGTCTACGAGGCAGCGCGGGCAATGGGCTACCGCAAAAGTTGAGCTAACAGAGCCTAAAATCTGTGCTACAGTGATAGCGTGAAGAATTGGAGGGAACAGGATGCAGCCATGGGCCGCGAGCTTTTACGCGTCCGGGCGCTGGAAGAAATGCCGCGCCGGGTATATCAAGTTCCGCCGGACCATCGACGGCGGGCTGTGCGAAGAGTGCCGGGACAAGCCGGGCTATATCGTCCATCACAAGCGGGCGCTCACTCCGGACAACATCACCGACCCGGACGTCAGCCTGTCCTACTCCAACCTCGAGTACGTCTGTAAGGACTGTCACGATCAGTTTGACGGGCACGGAGTCGCAAAATCTCTGACGCAAAAAATTTTCTTCGACGCCGCCGGAGACCCGATCCCCCCCGTCGCGCGAGGCCGGGGCGCCGGCTAGATCACCGCACGCCCTACCTCGGAAGAATACGCAGGCCGTTCGCGAGGCCCCCCTACAAAAGCGCGGCGATAAGTAATCTACGCGCACGCGCGGACAGACGGCAAAAATCACGCGAAAAGGAGGCGGTTTTTGTGGCGAACAGGCAGGAAAAGACAAAGGAACAGCGTATCCGCGCCGAGAAAACCAGACTCCGGAGGATCTACAAGCTTCTGCCGAAGGAAGCGGCCGGGACTGTCGCAGGACTCATCGATCAGGCAGCCTTTATGCGCATCGAGTGCGAGGACATGGCGGACGACCTGCGGGAAAACGGCTGGACAGAGAAATTCCAGCAGTCGGAGCGGCTCGAGCCCTATGACCGTGCCCGGCCCATTGGGCAGGCGTACAACTCGACGAACGCGAACTACCAGAAGATCATCAAGCAGCTCACGGCGCTCCTGCCGAAGCCAGACACCGCGCCGAAGCAGGAGGACGACGGCTTTGCAAGCTTTGTCCGGGAGCGTGACGAGTTGTGACGCGCTATCCGGAAACGTACAATCCGATCCTCGAATACTGGGCCGCGATCCAGTCCGGACGTGAAACGGTGAGCCTCAAGGTGCAGAAGACCTACAGACATGTGGTCGCGCAGCTTGAAAACGCGGATTCCGAGTTTTACTACTCGCCGCGACGCGCCAACCACGTCCTCGAATTTTTTGAAAACTACTGCCACCACTCCAAGGGCAAAGCGGGCGGACAGCTCGTCAAGCTGGAGCTATGGGAAAAGGCGCTGCTCGCGACCGTCTTCGGTTTTATCGACATCGAGGGCAACCGCCAGTACCGAGAGGCCATCCTCATTGTCGGAAAGAAAAACGGCAAGTCGCTGCTGGCCTCAGGCGTCGGCCTGTATTTGCAGCTGGCGGACGGCGAAGCAGGCCCGGAAGTCTACGCGGTAGCCACAAAGCGGGACCAGGCGAAGATCATCTGGCAGGAAGCAAAGCGGATGGTGCAGAAATCACCGGCGCTGCGAAAACGGACGCGCTGTCTGGTCGGCGAGGTGGACAGCGATTACAATGACGGCGTATTCAAGCCGCTGTCCTCGGACAGCGACACGCTCGACGGCCTCAACATCCACGGGGCCATGATGGACGAGCTCCATCAGTGGAAAAACGGCAGACCGCTGTACGACATCGTTGCCGACGGCGATCAGGCCCGCGCGCAGCCGCTGCGATTTATCACCTCCACCGCCGGCACCATTCGAGAAGACATCTACGACGAAAAATACGAAGAGGCCGAGCGCATCATAAACGGCTACGAAGATCCGGACGGGTACCACGACCCGCGCCGGATCGCGTTTATTTACGAGCTCGACAAGCGCAGCGAGTGGAATGACCCGTCCTGCTGGAAGAAAGCCAACCCCGGCCTTGGGACGATCAAGAGCTACACGGCCCTCAAAGAGCGGGTCGAGCGGGCGGAGAAAAACCCGGCCCTCGTCCGCAACCTCGTCTGCAAGGATTTCAACATCCGCGAGACCTCCAGCGAAGCCTGGCTCAACTTTGAGCAGCTGGACAACCGCGACACCTTCCAGCTAGACAGGGAAAACCGCCGCCTGATCTGGCAGCATTACATGGCGGACGGGAATGTGCAGGAGCGTGTCCTGTCCTACCCGCGCTACGGCATCGGCGGCGCGGACCTCTCCAAGACCACTGACCTGACGGCGGCGAAGGTGCTGTTTCAGGTGCCGGAACTGCCGGAGATCCTGTTTGTGCTGCAGATGTACTGGCTGCCGCAGGACCTTTTGGAAAAGCGCGTCACGGAGGACAAGATCCCCTACGACAAGTGGCATGAGCGAGGGCTGCTCCGACTGTCAGAGGGCAACAAGATCCGCTATGAGGACGTCAAAGCATGGTTCATCGAGGTGCAGGAAGACCTTGATATTTTTATCCCCTTTATCGGGTATGATGCGTGGTCTGCGTCTTATTGGGTCGACAGCATGGCGGACTACTTCGGGGCCGAGGCCATGATCGCCGTGTATCAGGGCGTGAAGACATTGTCAGAGCCCATGAAGCGCTGCGGGAACGACTTGGAATCCAAGCGCATTATTTACAACAACCACCCGATCGACAAATGGAACCTCGCAAACACAGCCTATGACGAGGACAAAAACGGCAATATCCAGCCGCACAAAACGAGCAAGTCCACGCGCCGCATTGACGGCACGGCGGCCCTGCTCGACGCCTACACGATCTACGACCAGAAGCAGGCGGAATACACCAGTATGCTCTAGGAGTGACAACATGGGATTTTTTAAAAACCTCCTGAAGAATATCACAACCACCAAGCGCGTTTCGACCGTCCAGATGGTGCAGGAGCGCGGGAATGGCTTTTACAGCTACAACGGCAAAATGTATCAGTCCGACATCGTCCGCGCCTGCATCCGGCCAAAGATCAAGGCCATCGGTAAGCTGACGGCCAAGCACATCCGGGAGACCATCACCGCCCAGACGCGGAAGATCGCCGTAAATCCGGAGCCGTATATCCGGTTCCTGCTCGAGGAACCGAACCAGTACATGACAGGCCAGCTGCTGCAGGAGAAGCTGGCCGCGCAGCTGGTCCTCAACAACAACGCCTTCGCCGTGATCCTCCGGGATGAAAACGGTCTGCCGAACGCCATTTTCCCGGTCGCGGCCATGCAGGCAGACGCTGTCTACGACGCAGGCGGAAATCTGTACCTGAAATTTTACATGCAGAACGGCAACGTCCTGACGTTTGCCTATGACGACATCATCCACCTGCGCGGGGATTTCTACGAGAACGACATATTCGGCGACCCCATCGCCCCGGCCATCGTGCCGCTCATGGAGATCGTCACCACTACGGACCAGGGCATTGTAAAGGCCATCAGAAACAGCGCCGTCATCCGCTGGCTTTTGATGTTCGCATCCTCTATGCGCGCGGAGGATATCAAGAAGCGCGCGCAGGACTTTGCCGACAGCTTCCTCAATGTTTCCAACGGCACGGGCGTCGCGGCCGTCGACGCAAAGGCAGAGGCCAAGCAGATCGACCCCAAGGACTACGTCCCGAACGCCGCCCAGATGGATAAGACCACGCAGCGCATCTATGCCCTGTTCAATACCAACCCGCACATCGTCACATCCATTGCGACGGAGGATGAGCAGAACGCCTATTTTGACGCCGAGATCGAGCCGGTTTTGAAGCAGCTGAGCGGCGAGTACACCCGCAAGCTCTTTTCCCGGCGCGAGCGCGGCTGCGGCAACCGCATCGTCTTTGAGGCGTCCGCGTGGGACTTCGCCTCGACCTCGACCAAGCTCAATCTCCTGCAGCTGGTCGACCGCGGCGCGCTGACGCCGAACGAATGGCGGCGCGCATTCAACCTCGCGCCGGTCGACGGCGGGGACAAGCCGATCCGCAGGCTGGACACGCAGCCGGTCGACCGGAACACCACGCAGAAAGGAGATGAAACCACATGAAGATCAGCATTCGCGGGCCCATCGTATCCAGCAATCAGCACCGCTTCTATCAGTTTTACGGAATGGAGGCGACGAGCCCGAGATCCGTAGCGGACGCGCTTGCCAAGAGAAACGGCGAGCGAGCCGAAGTCGAGATCAATTCCGGCGGCGGCGAGATCTTCGCCGCGAGCGAGATCTATACCGCCCTGCGCAACTACGCGGGCGGCGTCCACATCCGCATCGTCGGCCTTGCGGCCTCGGCCGCGTCCATCATCGCCATGGCGGGCGAGTCGGAAATGACGCCGACCGGCATGATGATGATCCACAACGTCCAGTCCAGCGCCGACGGCGACTACCGCCAGATGGAGCACACCGCCGGTGTCCTGCGCGACGCCAACCACGCCATTATCTCGGCCTACGTCGCAAAGACCGGCAGGCCGGAAGCGGAGATCGCCGCCATGATGGACGCAGAAACATGGATCACAGCGGAGCGGGCCGTAGAGCTCGGCCTCGTCGACCGCGTCATGCAGCCGGATAACGGCCAGAAACCGCTGGCGGCGGATTTTTATTCCGGCATGCTCAGCGAAGACGCGCTCCGGCGCGCGGAAAACTTTTTAAAAGGTCAGGCCGCAGAGCCTGATTTTTTTATGCCCGAACGGGCGCAGGCAGAAGCAAAACTGAAATTTTTAAAACTCAAAGGAGAATTGAAATGACAAAGGAAATTTACAACATCCAGCGCCAGAAGCTCATGGACGACGCCCAGAAGCTGCTGGACGAAAGCAAGACCGCAGAGGCGCAGGCCAAGATGAAGGAAGTCGAAGCCCTCGACGCCAAGTTTGAGGAGGAAGCCAAGATCCAGGCGAACCTCAACGCGCTTGCAGGCCAGAAGGTTGCGGCACCGGCTGCGGCAGCGCAGTCCATCGACCTGTCCGGCACGGCGAAAACTCCGAACGTGCTCGACCGGTACGACACCGACGAGTACAAGAAAGCCTTTATGAACTACGTCCTGACCGGCAAGAAGATTCCCGCAGAGCTGACCAATGTGGACGCCAACACCAAGACAACCGACGTTGGCAGCGTCATCCCGACCACGACGATCCAGAAGATCTACGAGAAGATGGAAGCCATCGGCATGATCCTGCCGCGCGTAACACACACGTCCTACGCGGGCGGCGTCCAGGTCCCGACCAGCTCGGCCAAGCCGACGGCCTCCTGGGTCGCCGAGGGTGAGGGCTCCGACAAACAGAAGACTTCGACCGGCAAGATCGTCTTTGCGTACCACAAGCTGCGCTGCGCGATCTCCATGTCGCTGGAAGTTTCTATCATGGCGTACCCGATGTTCGAGGCACAGTTTGTCCGGAACGTCGCAAATGCGATGGTAAAGGCGAAGGAACAGGCCATCATCAACGGCACCGGTTCCGGCCAGCCGAAGGGAATCCTTGCGGAGACCGCCCCGACCGGCCAGAACATCGACATTGCTGCCGCGACAACTGCTCTGACCTACAAGGATCTGTGCAAGGCCGAAGCTGCGCTGCCGCAGGCATATGACGGCGCGGTCTGGTTCATGTCCAAGAAGACATTCGAGACGCAGATCGTCGGCATGGTCGACAACAACGGCCAGCCCGTCGCGCGCGTCAACTACGGCATCAACGGCAAGCCCGTCAACTACATCCTCGGCCGCGAGGTCATCCTGACCGGCGACTACCTGCCGGCCTTTGCGGCGTCGGTCACGGCCGACACCGTCTTTGCCTTTATGTTCGATCCGGCGTACTACCTCTGGAACGAGAACATGGGCATGACGGTAAAGCGCTACACCGACGAGGACACCGACGACGAGGTCACAAAGGCCATCGAGATCGCCGACGGTGCGTGCGTTGACGTCAACAGCCTCGTCACGCTGACCAAGAAGAAGGCCTGACGGCGCGCGGCCAACAGGGAGGGATAACCAATGGCTTTGATCAACGTTGCAAAAACCGCCCTGCGGCTGACCACAAACGCCCTTGACGACGAGCTCGCCGACGAGATCGACGCCTGCCTCCTGCGCCTGCACCTTGCGGGCGCGGAGGGGGCCGACGAAGACCCGCTGGTCAAAGACGCCGTCCGAGCCTTCGTCCGCTGGCAGCATGACTTCTGCGGCCGCGGCGACGAATGGAAGACGTGCTTTGAGGAGCTGCGCGACGCGATGGGCCTGTCCGACGACTATTCGCCGGGCGCCGAGGGAGGGGGCGCGTGCTGTGATCTTTGACACGCAGATCACGCTGCGCCTGCTGTCCTACCCCATCGTGAGCGGGAAGACCACCGAAAAGCTCGAACGCGAGACAACCGTCTGGGCCGCCCGCAAGTCCGTAAACCGCGCCGAGTATTATCAGGCCGCGCAAGCCGGCAAGCGCACCGACGCAATTTTCCGCATGCACAGCGCGGAGTACGGCGGAGAGCAGCAGCTCACCTGCGGCTCGGACGTCTTTGACGTCGTCCGCAGTTACGGTGCGGAGACGGAAGAGGTAGAGCTGACCTGCAAACGGAGGGACGGCGCATGATGATCTATGAGGCGCTATCAAGCCTGGGCGTCCCGGTCTGCCACCCGCCATACAAGGGCGGAGAAGAAACCTACATCACCTATCAGCTGCTCGGCCAGTCCGGGCAGCTCTACGCCGAGGGCGGAGAGGCCGAGACCGGCGTGCAGTACGCCGTTTCCATCTTTGCCGAGGGCTTTGCCGCCGGGCTTTTAAAGCGCGTAAAAGCCGCGCTGGAGACAGCAGGCTACATCGCGACCGTCGACATGGAAACCTACGACAAGGAAACAGGCCGCACGCAGATCGCGATCATCGCCGAAACGGAGGGCGCGGAGTATGGCTAAATTCGAGACATCCGGAATCGACGGGATGTTAGCAACGCTGAAAGGCACAGACATTCTCGATGAAGAAACGGTAAAAGAGCTCATGACAGCGGCGGGCAAAATCCTAGCAGCTGAAATCAAAAAACGTGTGGCGCAAAGTGGATTTGCGACGGAGGGCTATGTCAAAAGCATCAAGCCAACGAAGATCCGGGAAAACAAATACGGGGAACCATACATTCAGGTAACAGCTGTTGGAAGAAACAAGCACGGCGAGCGAAAAGCGGCTGTGCTTTTCATTTTGAACTACGGGCGCGGGCCGGAATACGGAAGGATAAACGGGACGTACTTCTGGACAAAGGGCTCGCAAGAAGCGGCAAGACAAGTAGACAGAGAACTCGAAAAAATCCTCACACAAAAGCTGAAAGAAAGGGGCCTATTGTAAATGCCTAGTTTTGACTTACGCGGCATCCGGGCGGGAAAGTATAAAAACACGTCCGGCACCGTGACCTACACAGAGCCGACCGACGTCGGAGACGCCATGAGCGCGCAGCTGGAACTCAAGTTCGCCGAGGGCCGCCTGTACGCGGAATCCAAGCTTGCCGAATATATCAAGCTTGCCACCGGCGGCACGATCTCGCTGGCTGTCAAGTACATCAAAAGGGCCGCACAAGCCATGCTCTACGGCTGCACATCCGATACGAGCAAGGAAAATCTGAAGTTCTCGGCAAAAGACATCGCAAACTATGTCGGCGTCGGCTTCTACGCGCCGGATAAGATCGACGGCGTGACCAAATACACCTGTATCTGGGTGCCGAAAGCGCTGTTCGGTCCGCCCTCGCTGTCCTACCAGACCAAGGGCGAGAACATCCAGTTCAACACGCCGACCACGACCGGAGAATTCCTCGCAGACGATTCGACCGACGAGCTGCTGCTCGAGACCGAGACCGTCGACACCGCGGCGGAGGCCGTTGCCTGGATCAAGGGAAAGTTGGGTGAGACCTGATGGAAACGACAAAGCTCGAAACCGTAGATTATGAATTTGAAGGCCGGGTGTACCGGCTGACCTGCAACATGAACGCCATCGCATACGTGCAGGACGAATACGATGGAAACCTCGTGCAGGCGCTGGATCGGATCCATGGGATCAAAAGTACGCTGGCGTTTCTCGCCGGTATGCTGACGGACGCAGCGGATTCACAGGGGATCACCGATGAGAACGGACTGCCGCTGGTATTTACGCGGAAGCAGCTGGGCCGAAAGCTCACTCTCGCGCAGACCGTGGAGGCCGGAAAGCTGATCTATCCGCTGGTTCGGGCCGAAGTATTGAAGAACGCGGGGGCCGAAACGAAACCGCAGGAAGACGAAAAAAACTGACACAGCCGGGGGAACCGAAGCCGAACGGCTTTGATTTCCCCGGCTATCTTGCCATCTGGCTGTTCCGGCTGCACCTGCCGGAGCGGGACTTCTGGAAGACCATGAGCCCGCGCCGCCTGACGCTCCTGCTTGACGCACTGGAGCCGCCCAAAAAGCCGGAAGAGCCGCAGAGCCTCTCGGCCTACATCAACGGAGGCACATAATATGCCAAACATCAACACAAGATTTACGCTTTCGGGCGAAAAAGAATACAAACAGGCCATCTCCGAGATCGGCAGCGGCATGAAGGTGCTGGACTCGGAGATGCGCAAGGTGCAGTCGGCCTACGCGCAGAACGCCGACAGCGTCGAGGCACTGAACGCCAAAAACGACGTGCTCGAGCGCAAGATCTCCACGCAGACAGAAAAAATCGAGTATCTGCGTGCCGCCCTGCAGCAGTCCGCCGAGAAATACGGCGAGGCAGACAAGCGCACCATGCAGTGGCAGACAAGTCTCAACAACGCAGAGGCCGACCTCAACAACCTCAACAACCAATTCGACGAAAACAAGAAAAAAATTGAGGAATCCAGTAAGGAGATGGGCAACCTCGGCGACGTGGTGAACGGCCTGACGTCCAAGCTCGGCATTCAGCTGCCGGACGGCATGAAGTCCTCCATGAACGCCATGGGGAGCCTCGATGCGCAGTCGCTGGCGCTGGCGGGCGGCTTCGCTGCCGTCGCGGCGGCGATCGTCAAGGCAGAAAAAGCCATGATCTCCATGACGAAGGAGTCCGCCGCCTTTGCCGACAACATCATCACGCTTTCCATGCAGACCGGGCAATCGACACAGCAGCTGCAGGAGTTTGCCTATGCGTCAGAGCTGATCGACGTATCCGTCGACACCCTGCAGGGAAGCCTGACAAAGCTGACCAACAACATGCAGGACACCATGAACGGCACGGGCAATGCGAAGGCATCCTTTGATGAGCTGGGCGTTTCCGTAACCAATGCCGTTGACGGAAGCATGCGAAGCGCGAACGACGTTTTCTACGAAACGATTGACGCGCTCGGGCAGGTAAAAAACGAAACCGAGCGGGACGCAATGTCCATGGACATTTTTGGCCGCTCCGCGCAGGATCTGAATCCGCTGATCATCCAGGGATCGAAAACCCTCAAGGCCTACGCTGACGAAGCCCATAACATGGGCTACGTGCTCGACGACGAGGCGCTTTCCGCACTCGGAGCGGTCGACGACGCCTATCAGCGCCTGCAGAAGACGCAGGAGGGCGTGAAAAACCAGCTGGCCGCCGAGTTCGCGCCGTACCTAGAGGAATTTTACGGCGACGCGACACAGGGCGTGAAGGATCTCGGGAAGGCGATCAAGGACTCCGGCATCGTCGACGCCTTCGGCATGCTGCTTGAGACCGTCGGCGATATCCTCAATCCCATGTCCGACCTGTCCAACAACCGCGTCCCGGCGCTGACAAAGGCGCTGCAGCCGCTGGCAAAGGTCATGGCGCTCATGGCCGACGCGGCGGAGCTGCTCAAAGGCGTAATCAACTTCGGCACCGGCCACATCAGCGAGGGCTGGGGCCAGATGAAGCATGCGCTGGGCTTCGGCTACAGCAGCGGCAACGGAAACAACTACCAGAACCTGCTCGACAGCTACAACGAGCAGCAGTGGGGCCAGAGCGCGTCCGACCTCTCCAAGGCCTACGAAGATGCCGTCGCCCGCGGCGACTCGTCGACCCTCGGTATCACCGAGGACGAATGGCGCAGGCGGTATCTGGGCGGCAACGCCGCCGGCACGGACAACTGGGCGGGCGGCTGGACGCGGGTGAACGAGAACGGCCTTGAGCGGATCTATCTGCCATCCGGATCGCGCATCCAGACAGCCAGCGAGACCCGCTACACCTCCGGCGACACCTACAACACCACCGTCTACGTCGACCACGTCGAAGACCTCGACACCATCCTCCGCATCGCCAAAAACGCGAGGATCACAGCCAGAATGGGGGCGAAGTAAATGGGCGTTTTAACGCTTTACGCAAACGACTCCGCAGTCATTGACTACAGCGCGCCGAACACGAACTATTACGGAGCCACAGAGACAGACGAATATGGGCGGCCCATGTACTTCACGTTCGCCCCGACCGCGGATCAGATAGCAGCGATCAGGTATCACAAGATCACGGCTGTCACGTTCTACCTGTACATGTCGTACAGATATAATGCGAGCAATGCGGGAGTCACGATCGCGATCCTGCACGAATCAATAGATCTGCAGAAGATCACGTACAACACTGAGCCTTTTGTCTACGGCGGATACAAAATCAGTGGCCCATTGAGCCTTGAACCAAGCGGATATTATAACAGGGCGGTGGAACTCAAAGCGTCGGAACTGAAGAATCTGCTGACGTATGGAGCAAAAGCAACCACGAGCGGGAAAACCGTGCAGACGGCAAAATCGTCGCACAAGCCGTATATCGAGATCACATACGAGGATACGACCGTAACGCCGGAACTCAACGCAAAGAGCGGCGTGGGCGTGCTGGCGTCGGAAATTGCGCAGACCATCGAATGGTATTATCACTGGGATAGCTATTCTGCCTATGATTTGCCGACCATTACCGCGCAGCAGTTCCGCTGGAGGGTAAAAAACTCCAGCACGGTCCATACGATCGATCTGGGCGCGAATGACACAAGCGTGACGATCGCTGCTGGCGAGTTTCCGGTTGGTGAAAATGAGTGGGCCGTGCAGGTGACGACCTCGTTGGGCGTGACCACACTATCCTCGTGGTACAGGTTTGAAGTAAAGAACCCAATCATTTCCGGGATGTCGCCGGGAGCTGGGGCCTATACGCCAAAGCACGCTGCAGGAGTCTTTTCGTGGGACGTTCAACAAGAAGCCTTATACTCGCCTGTATCCGTCGAGCAGAAAAGCGCGACACTCTACTGGCGGAAAACCGGCACAACGACCACACATAGCATTGCCATTTCCGGCTCGAAGAAGAGCTATACCATGCCGGCAGAGACGTTTTCCGACGAGTCCGTCGACTGGATGGTCACGGCGATCACCGCAGGTGATCTGACGGCAACGTCTGCCTGGGTGACGGTCTCAACGACCGAGGCCACGCCGTCCTGTAAGGCGATCTCCCCGGCGGGCATCGTCATCGACGCCACCATCGTCAACCGATTCAGCTGGCAGCACATCATTTCCACAGGAACGCCGCAGAGCAAGGCCGACCTGCAGTGGTCCGCCGACGGCACGACCTGGAACACGCTCGCGACCGTCACGGGAGAAAACCAGTATTACGACGTTCCGGCGAACAAATTCACAAGCGGAACAAAATACTGGCGCGTCCGCACCTACAACACCGACGGAACGGCCTCGGAATGGAGCGACAAGGCAGAGTTTATCGCCATCAACGCCCCATCCGCACCGTCCATCGTGATCCAGTCCACCGGCCCGCGCCCGCGCATCACCTGGCAGACCTCCGAGCAGGAGGCCTATCAGCTGACGCTCTCGAGCGGCTACGCCTCCGGCACGGTCTACGGCACGGAGAAGGCATGGCGCTCGCCGGTCTACCTCGCCGACGGCAGCTACACCGTCCGCGTCCGCGTGCAGAACAAGTACGGCATGTGGTCCGAGTGGTCTGCGGCCGCGCTGCCCATCTCGCACACCGAGGGCGAGGCCATCACCCTGACCGCCACCGCCGGCCATGAGGCCGCGCTCACCTGGCAGACCGCCGGGAGCTACAATTTTTACCTCGTCGAGCGGGACGGCGTGGCCATCGCCCGCACCATCCAAAAGCAGTACATCGACCACACCAGCATCGGCTCCGTCACCTACCGCGTCCGCGGCTGCTACGACGAAAGCGATAACTACGGCGTGTCCAATTCGGATACCGTCGAGATCCTGCCCGAGACCAACATGATCTGCGACCTCGAGACCGGCGTCTGGCTCGAGATGCGCCTGTCCGAAACGCAGCTGCGCACCAACCGCACCAGCTTCTCGGCCGGTGTATCGACCGTCCATCTGGCGGGCATTGCCTACCCAGTCGAGGAGCGCAGCGAGCAGCGCGACCGCGCCCTGTCCGTCGCCTGCGCCTGGCCGCACGTGCAGCGGGCCGCCGCCCTCGCGCTCGAGGCCCTTGTCGGCCGCCTCGTCTGCCTCAAGGACCGCTACGGCAACATGGCCATCGGCTCTCTCCCGTCGCTCGAGAGCAACTGCGACGAGTTCATGCGCCGCTATTCCTTCACCATCTCGCACACGAACCGGGAGGAGGCGATCACCCTTGACCCGTGACGTCCGCTTCCGCGTCGACGTGCTCAGAAACGGCGCGCCCATCACCAACCTCCAATGGGACACCGGCAGCGCCCCGCAGATCATCGCCAGCCGCGACGCGACGATCCACACCAGCATAAAGGGCACCTTCCTCGTCAACGACGCGGTCGACTACCTCTCCGACGAGCTCCAGCCTGTCATGACCATCGACGGGCAGGAGACGCCACTCGGCATCTACCAGGCCGCGACACCGAGCATCAAGGGCGCGGCCGGTCAGAAGCGCGTCGAGGTCGAGGCCTACGACCGCTGCTGGCGCGTCTACAGCAACCGCACCGAGACCATCCTGCACCTGTCCGCCGGTGCGTCCTATCTCACCGAGATCCGCAAGCTGCTCACCGCCTGCGGCGTCGCGCTCGTCATTGCGACGCCGTCGGACACAACGCTGCAAACCGACCGCGAAGACTGGGATGTCGGCACGAGCTACCTGACCATCGTCAACGACCTGCTGGCCGAGATCAACTACAACAGCCTCTGGTTCGACGCCTCCGGCGTCGCCCGTCTCGAGCCCTATCAGGAGCCGAGCGCGCAGAACATCGACTGGTCCTACGGCACGACGGACCTCTTCCTTCCGGACCGGCATCCGGGGCCGAACTTCTCAGATGAGGAAGACATCTTCAACGCGCCGAACGTCTTCATCTGCGTCTGCTCCAACCCGGATCTGGAGCAGCCCATGGTCGCAACGGCCGTCAACGACAATCCGCAGTCGCGCAAGTCCACCTTCCGGCGGAACATGCGCATCGCCTCGCTCATCAAGGTCGACAACATCGCCTCGCAGGAGGAGCTGCAGGCCTACGCCGACCGCATGCGCAACGAGTCGCTCCTCTCCGCCCGGGCCATCACGTTTTATACCCTCAACGACCCCGGCCACGGCATCGGTGACGTCCTCGCGCTCACGCACGACGACATCGGCGGCATTTACCTCGAGACCGGCTGGCAGATGCAGCTGTCAGCCGGAAGCCTCATGACACACTCTGCAAAAAGGACGGTGATTGCATAATGGAGGGCGTCGACAGCCTGTACACCGAAGAACCCGAAGAGCAGCAGACCGAAGAACAGCAGCAGCCGTTCCAGCTGGCCGTCATTGCGACGGTCGAGGAAGACGGCCTGACACTCACGCCTGACGGCGCGGAGGAGCCGACCGAGAAGCATTTTAAATGCAACACCGGCATCAACTTCGCCGCCGGACAGCGCGTGGCCGTCCTCGAACTGTCCGGCAGCAAGGTCGTCATGTTCCCGATCGGCAACCCCGGCGCGGACGCGCCGGCGAAGATCCCGCCCGGCGGTACGGCCGGGCAGGTGCTCCAAAAATCGTCCGACAACGACTACGCGCTCACATGGGGCAGCATCACCGGCCTCCTGCCGACCGGAGGAACGAGCGGACAGATACTCAAAAAGTCAGGCAACGCCGACTACGCCGTCGAATGGGGCGACATCAACGGTGCTCTGCCTTCCGGCGGAACGACGGGCCAGGTGCTCAAAAAATCCAGCGCCACCGACTACGCCGTTACCTGGGGCAGCCCAGACGGCATCCTGCCGACCGGCGGCACCGATGGTCAGGTCCTGCTCAAAAACGGCGCGAGCAACTACGCCGCAAAGTGGGGAAGCATCACCGGCGTGCTCCCGACCGGCGGCACATCCGGCCAGGTGCTGAAAAAATCCAGCACCACAAACTACGCTTGCACGTGGGGCAACGTAGACGGCACGCTTCCGAGCGGCGGCACCGACGGCCAGGTGCTCCTGAAAAGCGGATCGACGGCCTACGCCGCGAAGTGGGGCACGGTATCCGCCGCAGAACTCAAGAGCGGATACAATTCGCTGGAGCTGAAAACAAAAACCCTGACGCCGTCCTCAAACGGCTTTGAGATAGGGACATCGAGCTATCCCGTGACAGTCAGGGGAGACGAAATCGTGCTGTATTACAGTTCATACCGCTACTGCACCCTTGCGTGCAACTCATCCGGGAAGCTGACCGTCAACGGCACAGCCATCAACTAAGGAGGGCATCATGAAACTTTACGACATCGCGCTCGCAGCCAAGCCGCTGCAGAAGCTCATCGAACAGGACCTGCCGCTCCGGCAGGCCTATCAGCTCGCCATGCTGGCGACCAGGCTCAACCCAACACTCGAATTCTACGGAAACCAGCTCATGAGCGGGCGGCCGCAGGCGGAGCTGAACGAGCTGGACGCCGACACGCTCCCCGAGCTGCCGCACATCACGCTTCCGCTCGACCTCGATATCCGGCTTTCCGCCGGGGATATCAAGTGCCTTGAGCCGTTTGTGACCTTCGAAGGAGCTGATAACGCATGATCACCATCCACTGCTCCCGCGCGTGCGCGCATCTGGCGTCGCCGCCGGAGCTTTTGACGGCGGGCATGGCCAAGGCCGTGACAGTTGAGTTCGTGTTTTCTGACGAGTGGGACGGGCTGACGAAGACCGCCGTATTTACCAACGGCAAGACCACCGTCGACGTTATGGCGGCGAACTGGGACGGGGATACCGTTCCCGTACCGCACGAAGTTCTCGCCGTCCCGGGCCTCCACGCCCGCGTGGGCGTCTATGGCGCGGACGAAAGCGGCGTCGTCCTGCCGACCGTCTGGGTGAGCCTCGGCAAGGTCCAGCCCGGCGCGGATCCGTCCGGCGACGCCTCGGCCGACCCGTCCCTTCCAGTATGGGCGCAGCTGCAGAAGCAGATCGGCGATCTGGACGAACTCCAGACCTACAACAAGGGCAACCTCGTCGACGCCATCAACGAGGCCCGCAGCTCCGGCGGCTCCGGCGGCGGAGGCTACACCATCGGCGACGGCCTCAAGCTCGACGCGGCCACCAATACCCTGTCCGTCGACACGGCCGCGGCCGTCGAGAAAGACAACACAAAGCCTGTCACCTCTGCCGCCGTGTACACGGAGGTCGGCAACATCAACGCCCTGCTGGCGACAATCTAAAGGAGTGATTTTATGAGCACACAGACAGAAGTAACCAGATTACAGACCGCGCGGAACAAGATCCGCACCTGGCTCGTCGGCCTCGGCCTTGCCGCGAGCACCGACAAGCTCGACGCGCTGGCCGACAAGGCCGCCGCCATCAAGAATAACGGCGCGGTCGATGCCAATGTCAAGGAGGGCGAGTCCTACACCATCCCCGCGGGCTATCATAACGGCTCCGGCACGGTCAAGGGCGTCTCCGGCGGCGGCAACTACAACCTCCAGACCAAATCCGTCACCCCGACCAAGGAGCAGCAGTCCGTCGCCCCGGATCAGGGCTACTACGGCCTGTCCGCCGTCACCGTCGGCGCGATCCCGGAGAACTATCAGGACGTATCCGCGACAACGGCCGCGCCCGGCGACGTGCTGGCGAACAAAGTTTTCATCGACGCCGACGGCGTGACGCAGGCAGGCACCATGCCGGACAACGGCGCGGTATCCAAGGTGCTGGACGCGACGACCGGCAATCAAGAATACACCGTCCCGGCGGGCAAACACTCCGGCGCGGGCAAGGTATCCATCGCGCTGGAAACCAAGTCCGCCACACCTGCCGAGGACGCGCAGGACATCACGCCCACGAAGGGTAAAGTTCTCGGCAAGGTCACGGTCGGGGCGATTCCAGCCAAGTACAAGGACGTTTCCGGCGTCACCGCCGGAGCCGCCGACGTGCTCGACGGCAAGTTTATCGTGCTGGCCGACGGCAGCAAGGTCGAGGGCACCATGGCTGACAACGGCGCGATCGCCAAGACCATCGACGGTCTGACCGAGACCAGCGCCTCCATCCCTGCGGGCTATACCTCCGGCGGCACGGTATCGCTGACAGACGCGATCGAAACGGCACTCGCCGCGATTTAAGGAGGCCGACATGAGCGTACAGAGCCAGATCGACCGCCTAGCGGGCGCGAAGACCACCCTCGGCAACTACCTGCAGCAAAACGGCGTCGCCGTCCCGTCCGGCGCGACGCTGGATGAAATGGCGCTGCAGCTTGCCGACGTCATAGAAAAGCAGAACAAGATCACCGCCGCAGGCATCCTCAAGGGTGACGGCGCGGGAGGCGTCTCCGCGGCCATAGCCGGGACAGATTACGCCACGCCAGCGCAGGTCGCGGCCAAGCAGGACGTCCTTCTCGCCTCCGGCGCGGCCGTCGGGGACCTGATCAAAGTCAAGGCGGTGGACGCCAGCGGGAAGCCGACGGCGTGGGCAGTGGCCGTGGCGGGCACGGACTATATGAAGACCGGCAACATCACCAAGCAGACGCTGGTCTCCGCGGAGACCACGCCGACCGAGAACTACGCCATCAACTGGCAGTATGAGTGAGGAGGCCACATGGCGCACAAGACATTGATCTCCGGCACGGCCTATTCCGTGACGGGCGGCCGGGAGCTGATCGGCGGCACAGGCTACGACTGCAAAGCCGGAAAGACCCTCATCGGCGGAACGGCGGTCACCGTACCGTTTTCGAAGGGCATTCCCCTGAACACCATCACCCCCGGCGCGATCCTGTACCTGAATGAATCCGGCAGCCCCGTGCCGTTTTATATTGCGAAGCACGACTACGAGAGCGGACTTAACGGCGCAGGGCGCACGCTGATTGTGCGCAAGGAATGCTACGAACGAATTGCGTTCTCCCAGTGGAGCACCTCCAACCTATTCCCAACATCCACTGTATCCGATTTCCTCGCGGATACATGGTTCGGGCTGTTGGACTCTGCCATTCAAGGCGCGGCAGGGCAAACAAAAATTTACTGCTACATCGATGAATATCAAACGAGGAGAGAATTAACGAAAAATGCGTTTATACTGTCCATAGGTGAGCTGAAGGGCGGCGGCGGAGATGGGACTCCATTGGACCAGACGGTGCGTAGCCTGCTTGCTGTCGCAAAACTAAATGGATCTAATATTCATCAATGGACCAGAACCCCAAAAGAATATTCAAGTACAGACGTGTACGTGTTGGATACCGCCGGGAATGTCACCGAACAGTACTGTGGAAACGGGAACGGCGTCCGCCCGGCCTTCACCCTTCCCGCCACCACCGCCGTCACTGCTAACCCCGACGGCACCTACACCCTTGCAGCATAAAGGAGGACCCACATGGGCACACACCACATTTTGAAAGACGGCACGTCCTACGCCATCAAAGGCGGCACCGACCTGATTGCTGGTACAAGTTACCAAATCGGGGGGGG